AATAGTTTATGCACGTTTATTTTGACTGAACAAAAACCGTTCTGAGAAAATTGGAAAGGAAAGGAAATCATGAGATTAATTATCACATACGAACTGAATGGAGTTTCGAACGTTACGGAGACGGATGAAATCTGTCGAGTGCGTGATGGATTCTGGATTGACGCTTCGGGAAAAATCTGTTTTTCGAATGAGGCTCAAAAATATATCATGCCGCACATGGTCAAAGAGATCAGAAAGGGAAAGAATGAGTGAATTTGAAGAGATAATGGAATTGCTTGATGACTTAAGTATCGATTTGGTTGAATTTCAATACATGAATTTATTGGAAGAATTACGAATAGAAATACAAAGCAGGCAAGAAACAATTGCAGAAGAACAGGACAAAAGATGATTAAATTTTTGAAACGATTTGCAGAAAAGATCGAGGAATTGAGCGAACACGTTATTGGATATGAGGTGGATGCACATTGCAATCGAAATTTCTGCCCTGGCATAATAGAGAAGGAGGAAGGGTCTTGTTGTTGTTCTGCTATCAGCAATCCTCCTTGTGGGTATTGTGAAAACAATCGAGTCTATTGTCCAGAGTGTGGCTGGGAAGGATAATATTTTATGTTTAATATGTGTATGAGACACGGAGCGGTTCTTTGCTCTGAGTGTCGCAAAGAAAAAGAAAGGAACAAAATGAATCTTTTTAAATTACAAACAGAACATTGGGATATGATGGAAGAAAAAGGATGGCATATGGGAGAGGAGATTTCGTTTGGAGAATTTATCGCTCTTGGTCATAGTGAGTTTTCGGAAGCTTTAGAATATTACAGAGTCCACGGGGCCGGTAACATTAATAAGATTTCGATCTTGGAAACGCCAGAGGGCGAGATGGACAAACCCCAGGGAGTTCCTATTGAACTTGCAGACGTGATCCTTAGGATTCTCGATTACTGTGAGACAACAGAGATAAACATTGAGAGCGCCATTGAAATCAAGATGGCCTATAACAAAATGAGAGATCACAGACACGGAGGAAAGGTGATATGAGGCCTGTGAGATATTTTGCAATCAGCATGTTGAGAAGTCGGAGAGAAACTTTTTTTGAACATATTCATTCTGATTGTGGGAAATTTTTCTTTGACAGGCAGGACGTGTATGTGTTGGACGTGGATTCTTTTTATGAACATACTGACCAACGCATGATCAGTGTCAGATATAATCTTTTAACAGTGCAATGTGATCCAGATTTCGACTGGTAGAAAGGAGCGGGTTTTGATTCAGATTAAAATAGATGTGGAACAAATGAAGTCAGGAAGAATTGCCGTTGAATTACAAACCGGGCTTTGCAAAAAAAGACCAATGACAAAAGGGGAGGCTCAGATTGCGGGTCAGTTAAACAGCATCCTCGCCTTGATCGTCGCTGATCTTGCAAGCATGATGCTGGTTCGTCAATGGCTGTTGGGCAGGAAGATGTCGAGACAATGAAAGGCATGGAAGATCTTAATCTTGAAAAAGGTGACAATGAAAAAAGTGACTAAGTGCATAATTTGCAAAAAGCCAGTCAAACAAAAACGAAAGACGTCCACTGAAAGGCTGACATGCAAACGAAAGCGAGTCAACGGAGTTCTGGTAAAGTCTGAATGTGAGATGGAAAAAAACAGACGCTATCAAAAGAAGTATAGGAAAGAGCATCCTCCTGGCTCGATTTCCAAGAAATCAACTCAGGAGAAAAGCGTTGCTGAGAGTGACGGAAAACATCTTGCAAAGTTTAAAGCAGTTAAGTATAAAAGACGCTGTTTGAAATGCAGGAAGAAATTCACTGGAATCGGGAAATACAATCGGGTCTGTGGTTCTTGCACGATAGAAAATTCGAGAACGAAACCTTTGGTAGGAGGATAATAGAATGGCGTCCGCTAGTCAGGCAAAAAAAGTGTTCAATCTTCATGTTGATGTCAATGATCTCACTGACATGTTTCAGGATATGAATAAGTCCTTGAAAACGGCTGTCGTTGGTACGCTGAACGTTATTGGCAGGGCAATCAATAAAGAGATTGCAACGGACATCAAGAAAAATTATAACATTAAGGCGAGATCGTTGAGACTGGGAAAGATTGTCAGGCTCCGGAGAGCAGACGCCAGAAAAGTGGTTCCAACTTTTACAATCTCGATTCTAAAAAAGGGTCGCGGCCTTGCATTGTATAGTCCGATACGAGGCAAGGCTGGAGTGGGTGTGAAGATTAAGAAAGGAAGAAAAACTGTCAAGGGATCCTTCTTTATTAAATCTAAAAGAGGAATGACATTTGTTGCCCGCAAAGGCAAGCGGAGAGGTTTTATATTGCGAAAGTCTAGGACAGGAAGGAGTTATGTCGCCAGATCAAGTGATTTTTTATACGGTCCTTCGATTGCTCAATTATATCGAAGGCGAACATCATTTAAGATGATTAGTAAGGTAATCAAGAGAGATTACAAAAAAGAGTTGAACAGGCAGTTCAACAATCAATTTGAAAAGAAAAGAAGATAATTAATTTATTGAAAGGATGATTATGAAGACAGACAAAAAGACTGACGCTCCAAAAATGAGCGCAACATTTAAAGAGAATTTAAAAACAAAGCTGACTGATCCTGAGTTGAAAGAATATGCAAAGACGCTTTCTGAGAAGTACATTGAAAACGTTCAGCTTGAAGCAGACAAGAAAGGAGTCATGGCGGAGTACAAGGCGAAAATTGATGTGAAGCTGGGAGAGATGGGACTGTTGAGTCAAAAAGTTTCTACTCAGCACGAGTGGCGTGACGTTGAATGCCACTGGGCGTATAATTGGAAGACGGATAAGAAGGCGTTAATCAGGGAGGACTCTGGAGCTGTTTGTCGTGAGGAAAAGATCACGCAAGCTGACAGGCAGAAACTTTTCCCACTTAAAGAAAAGAGGGCCAGCGTTGAAGATGCAAAAGCTAAATAAAAAACGCTTCCTTGGTGATCTTTGCGAATATGACCACGAGCATGAAAGCAGTGGCCAGAGCATTCGATATAAAGGTTGTAAAACATGTTGTGTGTGCAATGCGCTCTCTGTTGAGGCTAGAAAGCCTGATCACGAGAGATATAGAAACAATCCGAAGAACAAAAAGAAAATGTCAAAGTATCAAAAAAACTATCGGAAGAACTTTCGCAGAAAAGGTAAGAAGGTGAAGTCGTGAAGAAACTGCCAAATCCTGCAGGTTTTGAGGAATGGATAGACGAAGTATTAAAACAAATCGCAATTACTTTGGATATCCCACAGGATTTATTAAAAGAAAGGTATGGGGAAGATCAAAAAGAAAGAGAAAGTCGAAAATAAATTATTATCAATGAAAGCGTATGCAAAACAAAGGGGGGTATCGTATGAGATCATACGAAGATACTGCAAGGACAAGCCGACAAAGATCACTCTTGTTTCTGGAAAGATTGACCCTGTACGAGCCGATAAAGAACTTGACGCAAATATCCAAATCAATGGGAATGCGAAACTTGGAACGAAGGGAGCAAAGATCACAGGAGAGAATCATACTGTTGAGTTCAACAAGGCGAAAGCACGGAGAGAGAAAAGCAAGGCTGATCTTGCGGAACTTGAATATGCAGAAAAGGCGGGAAAGGTTCACTGTAATGAATCTTGTGCGAGGGAGGCGGAGAGTTTATACAGAGCCTACAGGGATCAAATGCTGAACGTCACTATCAGGGCAACAAAGAAACTCTTGGGGGTGACTGACGAATTCAAATTCAGAAGAATCTTGAAGGCAGAAATCGAAAATGCTATTAAACAAGTTAAATAAATTGTGACGACTGGCGCGGGCGGAAAGATAGTCACATTCGGAACGGCAACATTTTTCATAAAGCTCCAGTGAGCCGTTCAACAGAAAGGAGATAAAATGAATGACAATAAAGACAAGGTGCCTGGGAAATTCCCAAAACTAGCTGACTTAAAAGGAATAGCACCTGATTTAACAGATGGTTTAAGCCCTGCCGAATTTGTTAGAAAAATTAGAAATGAAGGTATGGAAGAAATATTGAAGCCGATTAGGGATAGGCTGGAAGTTGATAAGAGGACAGCCGGTGGTGCGGTAGATTATCAATGGCGGTATAATAAAATGATAAGAGCAATCAAGGAAACTCTATCGCTTGCAGATAAGGAAGGGCAAAAATGACAGACGAACAAGAAAGAAAACTTTATAAAATGGACGATCAGCAATTATTGATCGAACTTGCCATTGCATTTGGCAATACGGACGACGGCGATCTGGGAAGCTATCACAGGACAAACTTGTTGAAGATATTCGAGGATCTCAATCTTGATCACATGAAAGACTATCCTTGTGGTGTAAAGAAGCGAGACATGATATATCACACCTGTGACACGAAGCTCGCGTTGCACTGTGATGACGCAAACGAAGGGAGCGGGGCTTAGTATGGCAAATCATTACGAGACGTTAGGGGTGCATAAGAATGAGACACAGGAAGGTATTAAAGATCACTATAGAATGCTGTCAAAGAAATATCATCCTGACAGGCCAGACGGCAATGCCGAGAAATTCAAAAAGCTTGCCAGTGCCTATGAAGTTTTAAGCGATCCAGAACGTAGAAAGATTTATGATCTCACTGGGAGCGATGTGACGGCAGCAGAATTCGACAGAAAGGCTGGTGGGCTTCTGCAACAAATATTTCAATTGGTTGTCACTCAAAATGGACTTGCAAAAATGCCATCGGTTGATGTGATCACAGTCATGAATGAACAAATGAATCTTGGCATGAGAGAGCTTGAAAAAAATATCGAAGTGGCGAGAACAAGCAGGAAGGGGATTGGAAAGGTTCTTAAAAAGTTGAAGCATAAAAACAAGATGAATCCGATTAGTGTTATGTTAAAGCACGAGATCCAGAAACACACCGACACAATCACGAAGTCAAAGCAGGAGCAGAAGGTTGGGAAGCTTGCTATAAGGATGTTGAAGGAATACGGATATGACTTTGATCAGGAAGAAATGAAAGCATGGGCTCCTTTTTATGGACTGAATCGTCAATCCCACTCGGTTGTTTTTACAGGGACGAGTTAATGGACTCACTTAAAAAACTGGAACTGAGGTTGCGGCGGGCAATAGAGACTGACAAGAGGGCGAGGAAGGGCCACGACAAAACATGGCAGAAAGAGTGTCGGCAAAAGATTTCAACGTTAAGGGATTTAATCGCCGATGAAATAGCATACATCGAATATCATACTAGCATAAATGTCCTTGGGAGATAAAAATGAGTGAGAAGACAGAACAGAAATTATTGGTGAGTTGGTTTAGATATCAATACAAGCCATATAAAATAATTGCAATTCCGAACGCTCAGAAGTTCCTAGGCAAGGCGAAGAATATTTTTGCAATGATCAATTCGATGATTGCCGAAGGATTCGTCAAAGGCACTTCCGATCTATTCATTGCAAAGCCTGTTGGAGACTATGCAGGTCTGTGGCTTGAAATGAAAGACAAGTGTAAGTCCTATGATGACGTTGAAGAAAATCAGAGAATATTTATTCAAGATATGTTGGACGCTGGATATTATGCGACATGGGCCGCTGGCTTCGAAAGTGGCCAGCGAGTAATTCAAGATTATATGAATGGGTTATTATGATTAAATTAGTGAAAGGTGTCGGAAAAATGAAATATGGCAATCGTATAAAGATAAAAAAGGTGTATCGTGCATTCAGGCATGGGCAAGAAAAAATCTGGAAACAATCAGATTTCAAGCGAGAAGATTGTATTTTTCTGGGTTACAGAACAATTAAAAATGGTAGTATTTGCTATGATAGCGAATATGGGAATTATTTTGTTCCAAGCGAGTATATAAGAGTAATGCTTGTTTCCATTAATGCAAAAGAAAATCCTATTTATGTACCATTAGAACAGGAGGTTGAAGATGGGCCAAGCAGATAGGCGGGGAACATTCGAACAGAGAAAAGCAAAAGCAATCATCAAAAGAAAAGCAATGGTGAAGGTTACATTGAAAGAACTTGAGACTCCAGATCCAGTGCTGTCAGAAGAGGAAAGACAGAAGCAGTCTCACGCAAGAATTGCCATGTTATCATTCGCGGCGATGCTGAATAGGTCGGGAATGTCAGTGAAAGAAGGAAAGCGCAGATTGAAACGATATTATAAAAAAGGAGTAAAAAGTGAAGAAACCTGATAATAGTTTCATGGCGATTTTATCTTGCAGATTAAATTGTTGGGAATGGCCCCTTTTTCTGCCATTTAAACCAAAGAACTGGAATATGATTTCGACTCGCGCACAATATAGAAATAAAATTTTCGGATTTTATGTGTGGCTTGTTAGGAACCTAACAACAAAGAAAGAGCGGTCAATGGCCTGGCACACTGTCAAGCTTTCTCGCACCAAAGAAGAGTTTGATCTGTGGTGGGAAAAGAACTCTAAATCAGTATTGGCGCTTGACAAATTAATTTATTCTTAAAGCTTAGCGGCTGTGCAAGGGCATCCACGCTCCATTGATATGGGGACCCGGGACCGTTGGTTCAACTCCAACCCGCAAGTGAGAGAACGAGAGAGGTTCAAACCTGAGTGGCTCGCCCTTGCGTATAAAATAGATTGACGATACAAAAGCAATTGTTATAATATATTGATATAAATATTTGTGCTACCGACACAATTAAATAGTTGTAAAGAGACCCTGTGATAGATACGTCGGTAGCGTGTTTGTTGCGGGGTTTTTTATTGGAGAAATTATGCCGCCAAAAAGAGAAGATTTAATCGGGTTGAGATTTGGTAGATTAGACGTGTTGAAATATCATGGATTGTCTGGTAATAATAAAACGCTTTGGGTTGTTAAATGTGACTGCGGAAAAGAAAAAATTGTCCGTAGTGATCATATGAAGTCGGGCAGAACAAAGTCCTGCGGTTGTTTAAGTAGAGAAATGGCGTCAGACCGTAATCAAACGCACGGAATGACACAAAGTCCAATATATAAGACTTGGGCAGGCATGAAAGATAGATGCTTAAATAAAAAAAATACACATTACAAAGACTATGGTGGCAGAGGGATTAAGATGTGTGAAGAATGGGAAAGCAGTTTCGAGAAGTTTTATCGTGATATGGGTGGGAGGCCAGAGGGATTGACACTGGAAAGAATTGATAATGATAAAGGGTATTATAAGGAAAATTGTAAATGGGCAACAAGGAAGGAGCAAGCTAATAATACACGTAGAAATAGAATATTAACGCACAATGGGATATCTCTAACAATGTCGCAATGGGAAGATGAATTAAATATCAATAAAGGAGCATTGAAGGTGCGGCTAAGAAGAGGCGTTTCGCTGAGTAAGGCGTTACAATAAAAAGAGCATTTAATAGAACTTTGACTTGCAAAAGTTTTGTTTTATTATTTGTGCATGGTTGCAATCAAGAAAGGAATATTCACAAAGGCCGCTCTCAGGGGATTGACGCTTGATCCTGACCTTACCGTATCTAAATGGGCAGACAAATTTCGAATATTATCCTCGAAAGGTTCTGCCGAACCTGGGGAGTGGAAAAACGAGCGAACACCGTATCTCGTAGAGATAATGGATTGCCTCTCGGCTTCAAGTCCAGAGGAATATATTGTTTTTGTTTCTGGGACACAACTCGGAAAAACAGAATGTATTCTAAACTGGCTTGGTGAAATCATTCACTTGATGCCGGGCCCAGCGGCTGTCGTTCAATCAACACTCTCTTCTGGAGAAATCTTCTCGAAGCAAAGACTCCAACCAATGATCGATTGCACTCCTGTTTTATATAATAGGGTTGCGAAGTCTCGTGAACGTGAAGCAGGGAACACGACTATGATGAAAGAGTTCCCAGGCGGCAGCGTCAACATTCTCACAGCTAATTCGGAAGACACTCTCAGGTCCAAGCCTATTCGCTTTCTCGGACTTGACGAAGTTGACATGTACCCAGGCTGGACAGTCTCAAAAGCTATCGAAAGAACTGAAACATTTTCAAATCGAAAAATCTTCCTTTGTTCCTCTCCTAAAAAGCTCATTGACTCTATAATATGGGCAGAGTACCTCATGTCAGATCAGCGAGAGTTCCATCTTCCTTGTCCCGAATGCGGACACATGCAGACTATAAAATGGAAGAATCTCAAGTTCGAATACAATCGGGAAACGTTCAAACTCACCGGCGAAGTGCTTCTGGCGTGTGAGGACTGCGGGTCACTGATCAGTGAGAACAAAAAACTTTCAATGTTGCAGGGAGGGAAATGGATCGTTGGAAATCCAGACGGAAAATATCCAGGGTTTAGGATTCCGCAATTTTATTCTGTACTCGGTAGTAGTAAGTGGAGGAGCGCAGTAAATAAACATCTTAAAATCCTGCAAAAGAAACAGAAGGGCAACCCCACTTATATTGAAGATAGAGAGACTTGGACGAATGATGTTTGCGCCGAGCCATGGGAAGAAGTCATGGATCCAAAAATGAACTGGGAGAAACTGTTCAACAGGAGAGAGGCTTACAACATTGAACCGCTAAACGAAAAAATCATTCTGTTGACAGCAGGAGTTGACATTCAGGATGACAGAATCGAAGTTCAGGTCATCGGCTTCGGTCTTGACTATGAAACTTATGTTGTTGAATATAAAACATTCCATGGGAAGTTATCTGATCTTGAGATCTGGGCGCATCTGGACGACTTTCTTTTGAAATCATATCGCCATTCTTGTGGGCAACGAATGAGAATCATGTCGGCGGCGATTGACACTGGTGGTCACTATCCTGCGAAAGTTTACGAGTTCACAAAAACGAGATATACTCCAAAAATCAGATATGTCTTTGCCATTAAAGGTGCAAGCTCATACAACCAGCCAATCGTCAAAGCTCCTTCGAAACAGCAAGGCGCCTATTTGTTTGTAGTCGGAACTGATACTGCAAAAGATCATTTGAATGAGTGCTTGAAAACAGAGCTCCCTGGGGCCGGATATGTCCACTTTCCTTTGACGATGCCAGAGACTTATTTTCATCAACTTTGTTCTGAGCGAAAAGTCACTGAATGGTTCAAGGGCAAGAGGAGAAAGGTCTGGAAGAATACGAGCCGAGCAAGGAACGAAGCACTCGACACATTTGTCTATGGAATAGTGGCTTTGAACATTCTTCAATATTGGCTTTATCCGAACGCTACAGTCTCGCAGATGTTAGAGGATATTTCAAAAAAAGAAAATATAACTTTACAAGCCCCGCTGGATAATGTAAAGCAAGATGGTAATCAAAAAACAAGTCAGGCGCGCAAGCCAAGGCGCCGAGTAATTTCGAAAGGGGTTAGGCTAGACTAATGAAAACAATAATTGTTAATGGAGTGGAGAAAGAAGTTGAGGTTAGCACGTTGGGCTACAGCGCAGTTGTTTTTCTTGCCAATAAGGAAGTGGGGCAATGGCCAACGGTGACTTATAGCACGAAGGATGCGAAGGGCGCTCTCAGTTCCGGAATATGTATATGTATCACAGACGGAATGATTTTCAATGTAGCGAATACGGGAGGGGCGTAACTTATGGCATTGACAACAGTGGAAATGGAAACGAATCTCTCCAATGCAAATACAGCCTATGCCGCGGCGTTGAACTCTTTGCAGTACACAGTAGGGAACAGGTCAAAAACGAATCAGAAAATCAAGGACCTCCGCGAGGAGATAACATTCTGGACAAGTCAGATTGCAAAAGCGAACAGAGGCGGAATCCCAGTTCGTGGAATAACCACGGTTTAACGGGAAAAGGGAAGGCAAATGAAAGAAAAAGAAAAGAAAGCGCAAGAAAAAACGTTTTATTATGTGAATCCGAATTCGCCATCCGAACCCGAGGCAAAGGTCTTTTGTGCAAACGCTCATTGCGTGAACTTCATTCCGGTTCACCAGACATGCAACCTGAAAACAATCTTGATCAGTGCGAAAGGAAAATGTGAATTTTCTGTTCGAAAGAAAGTTCCTAAATTAAAAGCTCATGAAAAACAATCTAAATCAACTAAAAAATAGCGACGGCCCTATCAACATGGCAGCCTTGCCATTGATCGCTCAACAGAACATGATTGAGAAACACAACTTTGTTGGCATCGCTGGCGCTTATAATGCCGGATCAAAGAAGCGCAGGACGATCAAGAATTTTGATCCAAAGACTGGAGACGCTGACGCTGACACGCTGGATGATCTGCCGACGATAAGAAGCCGAAGTCGTTCGCTGTTAAGGAACACTCCAATCGCTTCTGGTGCGATCAAGACAAATCAGGTTCATGTTATTGGATCTGGATTAAAAATGCAGTCAAGGATCAATGCAGATGTGTTGAACATGGACGAGGACGAAGCTGACAAGTGGCAACAGAAAGCGGAGCGGGAATTTAATTCGTGGGCTGAGTCTCTCGATTGCGACATCAACAGAGGCAAGAATTTTTATGACTACCAGAATCTTGTTTTCAGATCGGTCCTTGAAAGTGGTGATTGTTTTGTTCTTCCGTTGTTCAAAGAAATCAACACGCTCAACTATGGATTGAGATTGCAAGCTCTCGAAGCTGACAGAATTGAGAACCCGAACAACAAGCCAGACACTACAACACTGGCAGGCGGGATCGCAAAGAAAAAAGACGGGACTCCAAAAAAGTATTGGGTTCGGACAACTCATCCGGGGTCTCAGTCAACTCCAATCGAAAGAAAGTGGGATTCAATAAGTGCTTTCACTGGGAATGGCAGAAGGAAAATAATTCACATTTATGAACAGTTGAGACCTGGCCAGACAAGAGGCGTTCCTTATCTTGCGCCAGTGATTGAGATGTTGCACCAGCTCGGAAAGTACACTGACGCTGAATTGCAGAGTGCTGTCATTTCATCCTACTTCACAGTGTTCGTGACAACGCCAGACGGAGGTGGAAACTTCTCAACGTTCTTGCCTAGCGACGAAGGCGGGGAATCGACTGACGAAGATTACACAATGGGATCAGGTGCTATTGTAGGACTCGCAGAGGGAGAGGAAATTTCGACAGCGAATCCGGGAAGACCAAATGCAACGTTCGATCCTTTTGTCCAGAGCATTTTACGCCAGATCGGAACCGCCCTGGGGCTTCCGTTCGAATTGCTCATTCAACATTTTACGAAAAGTTATTCGGCCGCAAGGACTGCAATGCTGAACGCTTGGAAAGTTTTCTTGACTCGCAGATCATTTATGATTGATCACTTCTGCAATTTGGTCTATGAACTCTGGATGGAGGAAGCTGTTCTCAGGGAGAGAGTGATTGCTCCTGGATTCCTGACGGATCCTTTAATGCGAAAAGCTTATCTTGGAAATCTTTGGATTGGTCCTGCCGCTGGTCAGATCGATCCGACAAAAGAAACAGCCGCGGCCCAGGCAAGAGTCGATGGATTTTTCAGCAACATTTCAATTGAGTCTGCCGCAATGGGAATTGACTTTGATCAGAACATTAAGCAAATAGCAAAAGAGCAAAAGAAACTTCTGGCCATTCGCCAGATGATGACTCCTACGCCTCTAAAGGTAACGGCGCCAAACGAGGAAGTGGACGATATGAATAAAAATATTGACAACACTTTGAATGAGGAAACAGAAGATGACACAAAAAACAAAAGTTAAATTATTTCCTTCATTGTGGGCAATACTCGAAACAGAGTTGGCGAAAATTGAATCATTATATTCTGGCTTCACAAGTGACATGATCACGAGCTTTGAAAAAGAGTCAAAGGTTGCTTTTGATAATCTGGAGATTTCGCAAACAGGTCTCTCTCCTGATGTCACTATCATCAACAACGTTGCAGTCCTGAGGATCGAAGGAGTGATCACGCAGAAGGAAAGCATCTTCACAATGATCTTTGGAGGTGCTACGCTCGACAGCTTGACAGCAGACTTCAAGAGCTTGGTTGACAACGATGACATTGACACAATCGTTCTGGATATAGACTCTCCAGGTGGAACTGTTTCTGGTGTTCAGGATTTCGCCAATCTTGTTTTTGATGCGAGAGAGAAGAAAAAAATAATCACGATTTCATCTTCTGCAATGCTTTCGGCTGCCATGTGGATCGGTGCCGCCGCTGAACATATTTTTATATCATGTGGAACTGTTGTGACTGGAAGCATTGGAGTCCTGACAACTCATGTTGACGTTTCTCAGTTACAAGCAGACATGGGAATCAAAACGACAGAGATCACAGCAGGGAGAGAGAAAAGAATCGCTTCCACTTTTGCCCCGTTGACTGACGCTGGCCGTTCTTCATTGCAGAGTCAAGTCGATAAGATTATGGAAGCGTTCGTTGGAGACGTTGCAAAGTTTAGGGGAGTGAGTGAGCAGGAGGTAAAAAGCAACATGGCTGACGGCAAGACTTTCATTGGCGACAACGCAGTGAAAGCAGGTCTTGTCGATGACATAAAAACTTTTGATTTATTAATTGAAACCATTAACAATGGAGGGCTAGACATGGGATTATTCTCAAAGAAGGAAGCGAATTTGGTCAATTTACAAGCCGAACATTCTGATCTATACAACGAGGCTGTTGCCGTTGGAGTTGATCAGGGCAAGGTTGCACTTGCAAAGGAAGTTGAAACGGTTCAAGCTAACGCACACAAAGCAGGAGTGTCCGCTGGTACAGAAGCAGAGAGAGCCAGAATTTCTGGGATCAATGATTGCACTATCGTTGGCCATGAAAAGCTTGCAGAAGCTTTGATCTCTGACGGCACGACAACTCCTGGAGAGGCTGCCATTAAGATGATCAATGCAAACAAGACAGCCAACGCAACAGGATTGGAAACAATCAAAACGACTTCCGCTGGTGCTGTCGCTGACGAAGCCGAAGAAACTATCGTTGCAAAGAAAGACATGACCGCAAAGCAGAAGTGGGACGCAGATCCAAAACTTGCGGACGAGTTCGACAGTTTTGAAGCGTTCGAAGCAGTGGAAAAGAATTCTGATAATTACAGAATCCTGAAGAAATAAAATCGATCTCTTTTCGATTTATTGAATAGTAAAATTTTAATGTTTGAAACTTTTTAGAAATTGGAGGAAAGATTATGACGACACTTGCAGTCAATGTGGCGAGAGCTTTTGTTCTCGGAAATGAAAACGACTTCCCAGCCATAGCAGATGTATTTTTCGAAGGCTCGGCCGTTGGGCTTGTTGATGCGACAGGTCACGCAAGGCCTCTGGAGTTCCCAGATCGCTTTGTTGGATTCGTTCAAGAGAAGCTTGACAGTTCCGCAGTTGCCGCGGCTGTCAGAAATGTAAGGGTGAGGAAGCGTGGCGTGATCAAACTCTCTGTTTCTGGTGCTGTCATCACCGATGTCGGTCAGCCTATCTATGCGACAGATGATGACACTTTTGTGTTCTCTCCTGTTGCCGCAGTATTCATCGGCAAGGTGATTCGCTTCGACTCCTCTGGTGTTGTTGATGTCGAATTCGATGCTGGAAATATGGCTGATCCTTACGCTGGTAGAATATGGGAGACCTACTCTGCCACGTCAACTCTTGATGTCCTTGACACAGGAAAAGGATTCTGGGTTGACACTGACGCTCAGACAATGACACTGTTGGAGTATGCCGCTGGAACTGCAATTGATATTGTGGTTATGAACGGTGGAGGCTTTGGTCTTGTCGAAGTCAATGTTGATGTTGCCGCCGCTGATGTAATGCACGGCCCAGATGATACTGGCGCCGCTGGCGGACTCACAGTCAACACGAAAGCAACCGCAAGACGTGGAGACTATTTGAAAATCAGCACTGGTGGAGACGATGGTTACATGGTCGTTGAAAAAAGCGGTATCTGGACAATCGCTTAATCAGTAAATATCTAACGTGAGAGAGGGAGGGCGCTTTCTGTTTGCTCTCTCTCTCCTATATTCTTTTTTTCGCCTAGAACTTTTAATGAACAAGGAGGGTAAACATGGGCGCACTAGCATTATCAAGCAGAGCCATAATTGGCGAATTTTTCTTGCGTTTAGAACAGAACGTGGGAACGTCTTGGATCGATGCTGTTTCGATGTTGTTTCAATCGAATCAGGAGTCTGAGACTTACAAATGGTTGGGCATGGTTCCGCAAATGAGAGAATGGCTTGGAGGTCGTAACGCCAAGGGATTCAGAGATAACGGAATCACTATCACCAATCTGGAATTCGAAGCGACTCTTGAGGTTTTGGTTAAAGAGTTGAGACGAGACAAGACTGGTCAGGTTCTTTTAAGAATCAGGGAACTTGCTGATCGAACAAACTCTCACTGGGCGAAACTTCTTTCAGCGTTGATCATCAACGGTGAGACAAATCTTTGTTATGACGGAGCGGAATACTTTGCTACTGATCATGAGGAAGGTGACTCAGGAAGTCAATCAAACGACATCACGTCCGATGTCGGAACGACTACCGCTCCAAGTGCGGCTGAGATGGAGATCGCAATCCTTGCGGCAGTTACTCAGATTTTGTCATTCAAGGATGACGAAGGCGAGCCAATGAATGAGGGAGCAAACTCTTTCGGTGTCATGGTTCCCGTTCCGTTCATGGCTGCAACACTGTCCGCATTGAAGAATGCCACAATCGTTGACAGCAACGGTTCAAGAGTCAACACGATTTTGTCCTCAGGTTTCAGCTTTGACTTGTGGGTTAATCCTAGGCTCTCTTGGACCACAAAGTTTGCAACGTTCAGGACTGACGGAAACGCAAAGCCGTTGATCAGACAGGAGGAAGAAGCTGTTAAGGTTGATGCCATAGCAGAAGGTTCCGAACTTGAGTTCAACGACAAGAAACATCACTACGGTGTTTCAGCTTCAAGAAATGTGGGTTATGGATTCTGGCAACATGCGAATCTAACAACTCTGGTTTAATATATCTTTGCCTGCCCCTCCTTGCCGAGCCGCCAGTCTTTATCCTTTCACTGGCCCGCTGGCAGGGAGGGCTCCCATAAAATAAAATGTCAACATTCAAAGAAGATCTAACAAACGACCTAGAAATATTTTTAAACTCTGATGAATTCGCTGTCGATGTAACCTATTTAGGCGATACGATTCAAGGAATTTTTGATGATGAATTTTCAAGTGCTGTTCAAGGAGAGATGGGAGTTGAATCAACAGTTCCTCAAGTTCTTGTTCGCACGAGTGACGTTCCGAACGTAGCACACTCGCAAGAGATGACGATCAATTCTACTGTTTACAAAGTAATTGGAATACAGCCTGATGGCACAGGTATGACATTGCTTTTATTGTCAAAAGATTAAGAAAGGGAATCGAATGAAAGGCGTGGGCCCGGGTCACAAGAACATTCCAAGACCGACTAACTTTTATGTCGAAGTTTCAAAAGGCAGAGTGCCTGGGCATTCGATGATTCACAAATTCGGACATGGTTCAATCGGAACTACAACGACTCCTATTTGCAACAGCGGAGTTTATCAAACGCCACTCGCGGAAGTCGCTTTGGAAGTTCTCAGCGATGACGCTGGCGACACTCTCACAGGGCTGGGAGCCAGAACGGTATTTGTCGAAGGGCTTGCTTTTGATGGTTCTATTGTCACACAAACTATTCCGTTGAATGGGCTTGTCGCGGTTCCGATTCCGATCCCGCTTTGGAGATTATACAGATGGTGGGTATTGACTTCTGGGACGTATGCTACAACATCACTCGGCAGCCATATTGGAGCGTTGACTATTCAAGGTTTGGGAGGCGGAGACGTTTGGAGCATAATAGATTTAGATCCTCACCCTCACGGGCAATCTGAAATCGGCTGGTATACAATCCCGAAAGGGTTTACTGGCTCCCTTATCACGATGGCGATAGTTATTGATAGTACAAAGTCCGCCGATATAATGTTTTTACACAGAGAGAATGCGAACATTGTGACAGCTCCATTTTCTCCAATGCGTTTAGTGATACAGGCTGTCGGAGCGACTGGACTCATGCAGACGGTTGCGAAATCTCCGAAGAATGATTTTCATGAATTTGCCGATCTGGGTGCCGTGGCAAAAGTTTCATCTGGTACCGCAAAGATAGCAACAAATTTTGAATTGTTATTAATTGAAGATGGTTATTAGGAATGTAATATTCGCTCAATAAGCTTGTCAGCTTCATTGAGTGTGTGTCTCGATTTGACTGGACATGGATAGACATGCTCCATTGTTTTTGCGTTGCTTAGAATCGATCTGAGAGCGAAGAATTTCGAGGGAATAAAGAAAAAATGACTATATTAACAATACAACCACCGGCTATTGATTCACGTATTTATCAGGGACTGCCTGATACCAATTATGGATCACTTGATAAAATCACAGTACAGGCAACTTCCGGGGACGCCTTTCACATAGTTTTAAATTTTGATTTTTCTAGCCTTCCAGGTGGCGTCACTATAAACTCGGCTACTTTAGAATTATATGATTATCTTCACAGTGGAGATCCGACAGGCCAGTCATATGGCGCATACCGCCTTACTCAGGCAGCATGGACAGAGGCTGGTGTTACATGGAATAAATATGACGGTGCGAACAACTGGTCAACAGGTGGTGGTGATTATACTGTAACAGATGCCGCTTTTGCTAATGTTCCTTCTGTTAATAATTGGCAAGATTGGAACGTTAAAAACCAAATTCAATATGCTAGGGATAACACTTCTGATATAGCTTATTTTTTAATAAAAGCCGTCAGTGCTCATGCCTCGGCGACTAGTTATCATCCTAGAGAATACGCCACCGCTTCATTAAGACCAAAATTAGTAATTACACATGACGGCGCGCCACCTAGTGGCGACATATCAATTTTTAGACGCAGGATAGAAGGGGAATAAAATGCAAGGAACAACTCTCAGGAAATATGGAGTTCAGGCTATAGTAAATTTTGAATTGTTTGAAGTTGATGGACTTGACTTCAGGATTGACGCTGTTCATGCCGCCGGTGATTCGGTGATAATGAAAGACGAAGGAGCGGAGGCCAGCACCGCAAATGGCTTTACTGATGAAGGCAAAGGGTATTCTCTTGTCTTATCTGCAACGGAAATGGAAGCGGCAAGAATTGTAATATATCTAGCTGATTTAACAGCGACAAAGGTTTGGCTTGATAAAGCTATTGTTATTGAGACATACGGTCATGCTTCTGCAATGCATGCATTTGATTTTAATACTGCAACGCAGAACGTGAATGTTGCGAGTCAAGATAACATCGATTTTGGAGCATTGCAAAAAGCAAGTATCACGACAGCAGTTCCTACTCCCGCTGAGAACAGAACAGAAATGGACGCCAACTCAACAGGGCTCGCGGCTATATTCTCAGACACAGACACGGCTATCCCTGCACTGATTGCCGCGCTAAATAATTTGAGTGCCGCGCAAGCAAAAACGCAGGCTGATGACGCCTTGACTGATTACGATCCTTCAACCAGGGCGGAAAACGTTGCTGATGCAAGCGCAATAATTACGCAGATCGATGCCAATGAAACTAAGATCGATAGTATCTTGACCACCGCATTGACAGAAGGGTACGCCGCAGATGGTTCAACGGCAAGTGCTACGGAATTGCTTTATATGATTTGGAGCTTATTGTCTTCGTTGAAATTTGTAACAACAGTTGGAACGTCAAGAAAGCTTGATGGCTCGTCAGCGGCAATGACATTTTCAATTGATGACGCAGACAGTCCAACAGATATAAACAGAGCGTCATAAAATGAAAAGAATACTTACAAAAGGATTAAAGACTGGCTTGATCGGTGACGATGGAGTTGGGTTTATATTAAGGCGAGGACTAAGGTCTTCCCTAGTTATTATATCTGTATTGCCTTCGAGGCGACAGCGTATAGTTGATCAGATAAAAACACTTCTGATGACTGTGACAACTTCGAACGGCTTCAAGACTGATATAGGGCTGAGTGTTTTTGAATGGAAGTCTACTGACTTCCAGACCACGAACATGCCCGGGGTTGATATTCGTGATCCGGAGGAGCAAGTTGCGACAAGAGGCACGAATCATATTTACACGTTGACAATTGAGATTGAAGCAAAAGTTTCGGCGAGTACGTCAACGAATCAGTCAAGGGAAGTCCTTGCAGATATTCAAACACTGATGGGATCCAATCAGAATCTTGGAGGCTTGGCCCATAAGGTGACGCCGGTAGATAATGAATTATTAGATTTCGAGAAAGTAAATAATAAATTCGGTTCAGTTTTAATACGCTTTGAAGTCGAGTATGCGACAAAAGCATTTCAACCTTACTCATAGGAGGGAAGTAAAATGTCAACAAATGATTACACGCTTGGTGGTGCAAGATTATTTTTCAATGATGGCGCCCAGGATGGGGCGATAGGAAATGGGTTCCTTGATCTCGGAAATATTCCTACTTTTTCAATTGAAAGAACGATTGCAGAGATAGAGCATTTCGCCTTTATTGCTGGCTCACTCTCTCGCCAGAAAGATTTGAACATCGTGACCGACATCGGAATGAGTTTCAATTTTGCAGTGGATGAATTGTTCGCACAAAACTGGAATATAATTCTCTTTGGAAACGGAACTGTTTCAACGGTTCAGTCCGGTGACACTATCGTTGACGAAGCGGCAGTGGCTCCAGTGCTTTTGGATCGTTCTATCTTTACAGCGGAGTCGGACATTTCTGCCTTGTCAGTTGCTGGCACAGGTGGAACTCCAGTATTCGATGTCACGGATGACTATCTTCTTGTGAATGCCAAGACTGGAGAAATTAAGATTGTTGATGGTGGTGCGATCACGACTGGGCTTGTCTTGGAATTGGATTACACTTCCGCGGCAAGAACACGAGACAGAATTGTTCCTGGAGATGATACTTCCATCAAGGGTTCTGCGCGACTTGAGTTCCAAGGACAGAACGGTGGAAACATTACTTGGATAATTCAGAATTGTGAGATCAAGCCTGACGGATCAAGTCCGATTTCTTCAACGGAAGTTTCAGAGTCCAATCTGATCTTGAACATTCTTGTTGACAAAGTTGTGACTCCTGCAGAGCCTTTCGGTTTTGTGCTTCATGGATCTTAATTCTGGAAACTTATGAATAAATTTTTTGCTGAAAAGCATATTGTTATTACAGACGAGGACGGCGAGAAGTTGGAATTCTTTATGCGCCCGATTAAGATAAAGGAACTTCCTATTATCTATCGGGTTGGCGTGTTGGCTGAACAAGGCGGCACGGAAGAATTCACAACTCCTATGCTCCTTTCGCTGATGATTGATTGTCTGAGCATCGACGGGGCCAACGTCCCCGGAGATGCTACAGACAAATTGATCGAGACTTTTATTGATTACAACTTTCCGAAGCCAGACGCAACCAAGACGCAAGAGAGTAAGAGATCGAAAACAAAAAAAGACCCAGAGCCGATTTCTTTTTTCATTGATTTTTTAGTGAACCAAGGACACAGCGTTTCAGATATTATGGAGTTTACTATGTCTCAATTTAACGAATTAATAATGAAGGCTGGAGAGAGATTGAATCCAAAATCAAAAGTAATGGATCCTCTCGAAGCTTTTGCAAAAATGGGCATTCCAATAAGAAAGAGAGTCAATGGGAGATAGAGTTGACATTGAAATTGGTGGAGATACTGCACATGCCAAAGCAAGTATCAAGGACCTAGAGCAATCAACAAAAAAGTCCTTTGAGAAAATGGCTGGCGACGCTGAGGAATCAAGCGAAGATATTTCCAAATCGTTTAAGAGGGCAGGAATCAGAACCGAAAAAGCTATTCATAAAAGTTCCGAGAAAGCTCGGAGCGACTTTGAAAAAATAAAGAATTCTGGTGTGGCCTCTGCAAACGATATCAAACGTGCCCACAATGCAATGACTGCCAAGCTCAAAAAGAACAGCAGGGAGTTGTCAACGAGTTCGAAACGAATTGGAGACATCTTCAAGAACATCAAAGGGACTATCATTGCGGCAACAGCGGCAGCGGCAGGCTTCTTTGGAGTCAAAGTATTCGGGGAGGCTATCAAATTTGAATCTGCGTTGCTTGATCTCCAGAAGGTAATGAGCGACACCGAAGGAAGCGCCTCGCAGTTTACAGCAATCAGTGAGGAGCTTGCGAAAAAATTCGGAGTTTCTTCTGCCGAAGTTCTGCAAGGTGCTGCCAATTTCAAACAGGCTGGATTCGATTTACAGGAAGCGTTTGTATTACAAGAGCAAGCTTTGAAACTTGTCATTGCTGGAGATCTGGAAGCGGCAGAGGCCGCGGAGCTTTTAGTTTCAGTACTAAAGGGATTCAAGGCTCCAGCCTCAGAAGCGGCAAGACTGACAGACATATTGAACGAAGTCTCTAACAGATATGCAACAAACTTGAAAGAGCTTGCAATTGGAATGGCAGAAGTTTCTCCGATTGCAAAGATAATGGGATTCACTTTTGAAGAAACCGCAGGGCTTCTGACTCCGATCATTGAAGTTTTCAGATCAGGAACAGAATCAGCGCAAGCGTTCAGAACTGGTCTGCTGAAACTCCTTGACGATGCGCTACCCGTCACAAATGCTTTGCACGATCTCGGCGTTGATCAAAAAGAACTCAACGGAAAAATGAGATCTGGAAAAGATATTGTTGGTGATGTCGCGCAGGCCTTCATTGGATTAGACAGAAACTCTAAATTGGTTTTTGCCACTCAGTTAGTTGGCATAAGACAAGCCGCAAAAATGGTAGAAGTTTTTGATGGCTTGCGATTGTCAACAGAAATCACAAACATTGCAATGGGAGCCGCGGGGTCAATCAACAAAGAGGTTGCAATCAGATTGGCATCCACTGCTTTTAAAGGAAAGAGGACTGCGCAGTCTTTCAATATCATGGCCAAGACGATTGGCAATCAATTACTGCCTGCATTAAATACGTTGTTAGATGTCACTATACTAACACTGGACGCTATTACGTTACTTGTCAAAGGCGTGGCAAAAGCCTATCGGTTTCTTGAAAGCCTTGGTGGTTTACTTGATACAACGGCTGCCCTTTTAGGATTAACTAAAGCATCAAAAAAGGTAGAGGAGCAGACAAAGAAGCTTATCAAGGCCAATGACGAATTTGAAAAGTCAGAAGCAGAGGTCAAGAAAAGTTTGGAAGCAAGCGCAGCAGCGTTCGAAGAAAGGAAACGTCTAAGGATAGAGGATGCACAGTCAGCGTCAGACGCGGCACAACAAGAACTCTCTGCCATTGCCATCACTGTCGAAGCACAACAGCAGAAAAACAAAGCTTTGAAAGAAAGCATCCGGACAGTTAGAAAAGAAATCAATGAGCTGGAGAGAGAATTAAACACAGCAACGTCCTTTACTGAAAAAATATTTGCAGCGATAGCGAAAAGCAAAAAGACAATTGCTCAGGCCCAATTCGATCCATTAGAAAAACTGGTCGATGATCTTGCCAGGGCGAGAGAGTCTTTCAAGAAAGCCGTCAAAGAAGGAACGGCAGGCAACATTGAAAAAGCAAGGGAGTTGACTCTTTCAGCAGTAAACGCAGCCAATGCGATTCTGGAAGTCCAAAAGGGTGCTGCCGAGGAGTCTGGTGTCACGACAAGCGAATTGAACATAGCAGCAGATCAGGCCGAGCGACTTGTCAAGTCTGCAAAGAACTTCGCTGTTGAAATGCAAGAGGCAGCCGCAGGAGCGATCCCTGCCGTTAAAGATCAACTCGCAACACTGGAAGCAGACCTGGTCACAGGGAAAGACACTCTCGTTGGATTAAAGGCTGACATAAAGATCGCACAGACGGAAGCAGAAATGTTGAAAAAAATCCTTGAGAGAAATACGACAGCAACTCACACTCAGGTGATCAACACTGTCAACACTGGAGGGGGAGAGAGTAAGATCCCAGGCTTTTCAACGGGAGTGAAGTTGCCAGGGTACGGAGGGGGCGACAAGATTCTTGCAAGACTTGAAGCAGGTGAGAGAGTGATCAAAAAAGAAGCTGTCCGAAATCTTGAAGGACTTGGCGCGAGAGCCATGACTGCGCTACACAAGGGAGATATAAAAGGGCTCGTTGATAGCCTGCCAGCTTATCAAGAGGGAGGGAAAGTTGCGCCTCCTGAAGGAGCGAGAGGGACGACGAATCTTAACTTGCAGATTGGAGATAAAACATTCCCGACAGTTGCAAAGCAAAGCGTGGCTGATGAACTGTCTCAAGATATTAAATCAATCAACCGTATACGAGGACGGAAACGCAATCCGTATTAAACTATGCCCGTTACAGTAATAAAATTTTACACGTTCGAGCCGATTGGAAACTTTGCTCTTGGAGACAAGGACGTCCACTTTCACGAAGCTCCGGGAGGGGTCTCTCACACTATCACGCATTTAAATCCTGTGAATGCAAGGAGAGTGCAGAACGGATCCCTGATCACTCAGACGATCAGATATAATAAAAAAGATATAAGCTTGACGATCACTTTTTTCGATGTCACAATGAAAACTTATTTTCAGGCACTGTACGAATCAGGGTTCCGAATTACGCTGACTATCTGGGTTGAGAATCCAACCACGTTCGTGGAAGAAGCTGAGTTCAGTGGAATCGTCCAGATGCTTTCACTTGACGAGGACACGGACGAGACATCAAACATTCGAACTTTAACAATGAATTTTTCGGAGGCTTAAACTATGGCGGGAAAACTTGTAACAATCGGGCACTCAGATGTTTTAACTTGGTACTTTAAAAACGTCCAGACTTCCAGAGGTGCTGACGCTCTCTATCTGGGTCTGTACACTGATACAGTGGAACCTCCAATCGGGGCAGCCTTACCAGCGACAGACATCGCAGAACTTGCGCTTGCTGGTTACGCTCGGATCCAGTTGCTCGATGCTGACTGGACCGTCGTGGGAGATCAAGTTGACAACGTTCTGAAAACTTTCACAGCGGCAGAGAACTGGGGGAACGTGTATGGTTCTTTTTTAACAAACGCACCCGCTGGATCTTCTGATCTCATAGCGGTCAAACATTTTTCGAATGGTCCGTTCAATGTCTTGGACACAAAAACGATTGATGTGACTCCGAGATTTGTAATAGCAAATATATAATTGCTTAATCTATTTTTTTATAAGGAGGAATTAAAATGTCAAGTTATACAGTAGCAGTTCCTGACATCGTAGCAGGAGGGGATCCACAAACTCTTGTAAACATCTTTTCGGTTGCGGGGTTGTCTCGTGGAAAAATCAACAACATAATTGTTTCCAGTGGCGCGGCTCCTGATGATCAGGCGAACAACTTTGAAGTCAAGAGAACGACTGGCGTTGGTACAGAGGGATCTGGAGTGACTCCTAACCCGCTTGACCCAGACACAAAGGCGTCTGCTTTTGATGCTGGTGAAGGTCATAGTGTTGAACCGACTGAGACGGCCGCGTCCGAATTGCTTGCTTTCAGTATAAATCAGAGAGCGACTTTTTCATGGTTAGCAAATCCTGGTTCTGAAATTATAATGCCAGCGACTACAAACAACGGTTGCAATGTTGTCAGGAGATCTGGCACCGGTCAATATGTTATTGATTGCACCGTTATTTTTGAGGAATAAATACTATGGCAACAAAGGAAGCAGGCATCATTATTATTGACGGTAAACAGGTAGCTTCGACAAAACAATGTCCTCACTGTAACAGTCATTTTATAATGAAAAAAGGGAGTGGGAAAATTCGAGGGTTTTGTATGAAGTGCCATGAGGTTACTTGTGGGGCCCTCGAATGCTGTAAGTGTGTCCCGTTCGAGAAGAAACTTGAATTGGTAGAAGCAGGCAAGCTTGTTTTCGTTTAATTTTTAAAGACTCTCTCTGTGTGGAATACAAATGACGATTGACAAATACTATGTTGCGCCACAAATTCCTCGCAAGAAAAAAAGGAAAACGAATCCTGGGTTCTCAGTAACCCCAGGGATGCACGTTCCAGTTCCGATCAAGCTCGACAAGTGGGAGCCAAAGAATGCGGTTCCTGTCAGAGAAGTAAAAAGAAACAAAGCAAACGTCACTCAGAATATTCTTGTTGAGTTCAATACGCCAACGCTTCCTGAGGTTCTAATGAACTCTTGGCATCAACAGCAACAACTCGCAAGAATAAAGAAACGTGGCAATCCGAACTCTCACGTTGACATTGATTTCATTGAAGCAATTCAAGAACAGGATGGAAACTTTTTTGACACTGGTGTCTTTGCATTTGAGATCAGAAAAGAAAGCACAGACCAAGCGGACTTTCTCGACAACGACGCCTTCGACTTCACTATCACCGGAGCGCACGTTGAAGATTTTCAGCTTGAAGATATAGATCCTTTCACGTTTAAAATCACTTATCCTGAAATAGGAAACGAAGTGTTCAACAGTGGGGTCCCTGGGTTTGTTACTGCAAATGCTACAATTGACGGAGTGAATGAATCAGGAATGATTCGAGGAGCGATCCTTGTGACTCGTGAAGATAACACGGCAGCAAGATTCAAGCTGACTCTTGAGCTGGACCAGGAACTCATTCCTCCTAGGAAGCCATCGGAATTAATCAACAAAACGGTTAGCATAAATTTCGGGGCCGCTGACATGGACGGGGTCGTCAGTGATGCCTTTCCTATATTCAAGGGACTTTGCAAGCATGTGTCATTCAATGAAGATCAGCAGTCAATGCTGGTAACTGGATATGACTACGGAGGCGTCCATCAAACAAAAGGAGAGTTTGTTTCTGATAATGTGACAGAGGTCTTGACAGGTTCTATTCATGCGAGTTCGGCTGGAACTCTCTCTCTCGGTCACTCTCCCGTGTGGGCGGTTGTCTGGAATGGAAATTCTGTCGTGAGAGACGGGGAGGATTATTTCATCAATACGTTGAATGGGTCGATTATCATTCCGTTTTCTTCTCGCATATTGCAATTCCCAGGGTCGTTTAATTACAGTTATCAAAGTCCGTTCGGGAGCATGAGAGAAATTATTCAAACGGTTGCAAGCTTAAAGGGCTGGACGATTCAAGAGGATAATATAGTAATCGCAGATTATTCAAATGTGTCAGAGCATCCAGTTTTGAGTCTGTCTGACGAATCAGTGATTGACGTTTGCAGAAAGTTCCTTGAACTCTCAGGCGCAAAAGTCGAATCAAATTTGTTTCCTGCTCTCCGTGTATACTCAGAGGTTCAGAATGTTATCAACACAGTCAACACTCATGTCGTTGATGAATCAATAATATTTGAGGGCTCTCAGACATATCGAATTGACTTTGACGATATGCTGAACGAACAAACGACTCGAAGCGTTCAGAAGATAAACGCCAATGTTGTTATTGGGGCGGAGGGTATCATCGCTCAATTCTCGGGAAGTCAATCAAATATTGATCCAAGAACAGTGCAAACAAATGTTGTTGCCTGGGCAATGTTTGATCTTACTATTCCGTATGTTTTAATTGAACATAGAATTAATAAACAGGGCTTGAACTCAATATCATTTTCAGCAAGTGGGACATTCCACGCGGCATTGATCCCGTTCGAGTCACTAGACGAACCGATCACAGGAGCGTCATGGAATACCTTTATTGATGGTGATGATTTGGTCGTTCAGCTAAAACATAAAATCGTATTGCTTCAAGGCGGCGGGATTCAATATTGGACACTTCCAGCCGTGCGGGATTATGTCTTGACTGTGAACGGTTCAACTATAAACTATGGAGATGGGGCGATTGAAGATGTAAAGATCGTCACAGCACAAAGACCAATCGGGGGAATCACTGACACTCTCAAGGGCGACGTTTATGAGAACCCGTACATTGAAACGGATCAGCATTGCGCCAACATTTGTGATGCGATTTTGCTTGAACATGGAAATCCTTATACAACACAATTTGAAATTCCAGTTTTCGAGGGAAGGGAGATGAACATCGGGAATCGTATTGATATCGAAAAAGATTCGAACGCCAGGTTTAAGGGCATCATCAAAACTCTAGCTTATTCTATCGATCTTAGATCAGGAAGGAACTCAATTCTCGTTGCCGCAAAAGGCGTGGGGTTTGGGATATAAATTATGGCTGCACCTTCAATAACTGTTAGCTTTACTTCTGATGTCAATAGCGGGGCCCCTCCATTTGATGTTCAGTTCACTGATACTACTATTGTGACAGATGGATTCGCGCGGCTTTGGTTTTGGGATTTTGGTGATGGTGGGGTTTCAACAGAACAGGATCCTGTACATACATTTGACGGTAGTGCAGGAGAAGCGTTCACGGTAACGTTAACAATAGTAGCAACTACTACTGAGTTTGCCAGTTTGCTAAAGAGTGATATAAATGCAATAGCTCAATCAGGAGGCAGTGATCAAAGCGGCAGCGGGAGTTCTGAATCAGCTGCATGGGACGCCTTTAATGCCGCTAGTCCTGTTAGCGGAACTGAGTCATTTGTCACTTTTTGGCTCACGCGATCAGGTTCAACAACGAGGCAATACAAGCAGATAAATGTTATTGTTCGGCTTGAAACAAATTACAGTAATGCATTATATATTTTAACAGTAAATCCGACTGATCTTGAGATATTTCAAGGGGCAATAATTACATCTTTTGGTCATTGGTTTACTCCTATGAGTAATACGCCTAGACAAGTTCATTCTCGTGTACTAGGATTGCTTCCTGGGTTCCCAGTGGAAATAGGCGCATGGGTGGACCCAATTGCTAATTTACCGGATACCACAACGCCAAACACACAACATGGGATGTCCGCTTCTTTTACGTTAAGGACGTATCGCATTTCCGGAACTCAAGATTTCAGTGATCATGCAGAAGCGGATTTCATAGTGATAGGAGTTCCTCCGATTGCAGAATTTAATGCGGCTCCTGTAAAAGGACCAGATGGATTAAACGTGCAATTTGAAAATCTATCTACTCCTGCAATTGGCGCCCCCACAACATATTCGTGGAAAAAAAGAATACATGGCTCTGGAGATTCGTTTGTCGAATTCTCAACAGCGGAGAATCCTATTGAAATTTTTACTAAATAAATTATGAGTGCATCCAAAGACTTTGTTGATTCGGTAAATGAAAAAAATAGATATGAAAACTTCAGTGAGGAAGTGGAGATTCTTGCTTCTGCCAATGCGGGAGCGATGACGATCTATACTATCAAAAATAAAAACGGAGTGACGTTTCAGAAAGTTCCCGGACAGGCAGGACTTGCAGATCGCGGATATATGGGATTTGTCAATGGGGATCGCGCAAGGCCTATTATGTTGACAGGTTCGGTCAAGACAACAACGACAGAATCAACAAACAATGATGTCACGCAAGGTACTGGTGGCGGGGGTAGCGGAGACATCAACAATAATTTCGCAAATCTTTTCCCTGTTGATTTGACTCCAAGCGTTGCTTATGATATTGAGTTGACAGCAAGCGCGGCAGGGCTTGACGATAGCGTTGAAACGAAAACCGGTTTTATTATTGTGACTTGAGGAGAATACAAATGTTTGGAAGCGCAAAGATAATTGAAGCACTCGCAACAATAAAAGCTGACACGAAGAATCATAACGGTGAACTGCAAGAATTCAAGGAGACATTCAACAGACATCTTGAGAAAGAAGAAAAGAGATCGGCTGGGACTGATGAAAAAATGGAAGCCATTAAATGCAGTCTCCAGAATTTTGATTGTCCGCACAATGACAAGATCCTGAAACTCGAACGCAGATTTCACGACTCTCAAAAAGTTCATGACAACCGCAGGGCGACAGACAGAGAAGATCGAGCAAAAGAAAAAGCTCTCGAAGTAAAAGAGAGAGCGACAAAGGACGAAGAAATCGCCAAGTCAATATCGAGCTTGAAAACGTCAAGGAAATATCAATGGCTGACATCTTCTGGAATCTATATAATATTGGGTGTTATTCTGAAAAAGATTTTCACTTCATAAATCACGCCACGAATCGAGTCACGGTGCTGCCTACACTGTGGCTCGATCATATCTGACAAGCATTTCGAATATCTCCAAAAATCTGCTTCACTCAGTACACAGCGTCATGACTTAACGCCTTGAAGCATGTCAGCACATGCAATCAGGGACCCAACCGCTCACAGACGATCTCACGCAGTTTCACAGCTTTCTGGTGATGAACAGCAAAATCTCTCTCATTTTGATACATAACTGTCGTATTTTGAGGCACACTGTCTCGATTTGGGACGGGCGCCTTTGCATATTGTATCGGATCTCCCTGGGGTGTACTACATTTAGTGGCTCCAGTTTGGCATCCGTGTTGCGATGTTATCAGTCAGTTAAAACGAAACTTAATTGAAAGGATTGAAAAATGACAAACGAATGGAAAACAAGCGACATAAAAATTCACACAGATAGTCAGCAATGCAGAACCGCAACACATAGGTTTCAGGGGACTTTGATTGACATGGATTATTATCCAACAAGTGCAGATTGTCGCAGGGATGCAGTTGAAGTATTAAAAGAAATGAAAGAATTGGCAGGAGTTTAACATTAACCGACTAGTGATCGCAGATGCGAGAGGATTGAAAAATGGTTATCAAAAAAACAATCAGCAAGACAATGGATGTTTTGATTAACGAAGTCAAGCGGCTTAACAACCTGAGGGAATCAGCCCCGGTGGATGTCACGGAAGAGGATGCAATAAAAGATGCTATCATAGAAATTAATGAAGCGTTCCATATACTCGATTCAATTCTTTAATAAAGGAGTCAAAAATGCAATTAAGTTTATTCACTGACAAAGCAACCTGCCAAAGTTGTCAGCAAGAAAAAACAGGAGTTGAGTTTTCACACGAAGCCCAGAAATGGTTATGTGATGAATGTCAATATCCTGAAATTGAAAAGAGTGAAGCGCCGCAAGAAAGTTTCTCAGACGGAATAGAGTGTCCGTATTGCGAGAAGAAAAGAGAGCAAGTCAATTGCGCAATGTCTATAGATAATGAGTTTGATTATTGTTGCGTGGTTTGTAATTTGGAATATTTAAGCTGGAATGGTAAGACGATGCACAATGAGGTATATACTGAATACAAAAACAATAAACTAATCAGGCGATATGAGGAGGCCCTGAGATCAGACAAAAAAAATAATGACGCTGCATGGAAGCCGCATTTAAAAACTATAACAGAACGTTCCGAAATATATGCTCGTGAAAACATTGAAAGGAAAGGAAATGAATAAAGTAAAAGAGCCTAAGATCAAAGCAGGCGACAAAGTAAAGAACTACAACGGGCACGAGTATAAGGTGTTGAAAGTTTCGAACACTTATGATGAGATTGAAATGTATGACGAAACAGGAATCTGTCAATGTTATTCAACAGAGGAACGTCTGGAAGAGTTCGGGCTTGATCCAGAAAATATTTTATATTGTGCTGTTGATAACTCGCCAGTGGAGACGATTGAAAAATACGTCAGGACATTTGTCTTTTTAATTACAAGAGATTCAGGAATCTTAGGAGAATAAAATGACGAAGCCATACAAGCACAAATTGACAAAGAAGCATTTGAAACACTTGAAGGAGTTCGGCATATACAATTACATCGGCATTGAGGCGCAGATGAAGCGATTAATTGAAGATCGCAAGACCTCGATACATGAGCCGTGCTTTGAGTGTAAGGAGATAGCAGGAAAGCTAGGGCTGCCAACATAACTGTTATTCAAAAAGAAAGGAAATCGAAATGCATCCAACAGAATTGTTTTTAAGAAAAGAAGCAGACACGGCAAGAGAAGAACGCAGGAAAGAGAGCATGAGCGAAGCACGAAGGGAAATAAATATCTATCTCGCACAAGGCATGGAGCGAAATGTTGCTGTCAATTTCGTTCTTGATAATAATAAAATCCCTATTCTATATAAGAAAGAGGTCCGTCAGTTCTTTCGCTATGGCTGCCATGCAATATGTAGTATGGCTGGGGTTCACTATGACATAAAACAGGAAAATAGTTCAAATTTAGTCCTTGAAGCGATTTGAAAACCGAGTATTATGCATCCATAAATAAAACTCAATTACTTTTTAAAGGACAAAAAATGACAGTAACAATTTTGAAGAACACAAGGCAGTTGAACGAATTAAACAAGGGCGTTAAAAAACAAAAAACGATATTTAAAGAGGGGGGTGCTGTAATCGTGGATCTTCCAAATAGAAGAGCGTATGGAAAAATATTTGCTGTGAAGAAAGGATATAAACAGTTAACCGGGGAGACCTGTTATGAGGTGCATGGCAAAGAGTTCATGACGATAACAAGCGCAAGAAAATTAAGCACTGTTTAGATAGAAAGGATAATATGAAAACCGACCAAATGCTTTTTTTGCTGGAATTATCTTCCCTACTCGAAAAGAACAAAGCAACAATATTTTACACGAATGATGATGATGGAATTCATATCGAGTCAAACGGTGAGGAATTTTTCGTTGGATATCTTTCTGATGATGACGCAGGCAAAGAACTATACAACAACGTAATCAAAAGAGGAAAAGGTTAACCTACCACGTTAAGAATTTCCAGAAAGAAGGCCTGATGTATAGAGTAGTAATATTAAGCGGCAAACCGTATGCGATGAAGATAGACGAAGTGGAAGACGATTTAGAAAATATTGAAGGATTTGTTGCAGAGGGTAGCGTGGTTATATTGTGTGATGATTTAGTGGAGTTGGAGCCATTAGGCATAGACCCCGCTTCAGTGGAAATAGTTGATTGATTTTAGAAAGGAGAATTTAAAAATGTATTTCAGTATGCCAGAACCAGCCTCTAATTTGTATCATGTTTTTGGTGATGATCATCGTTCCTTATGCGGAGGGTTTGCAATTCTCAATTCAAACAAAAACGCACAAGTAAAAGTTCAAGGCACTGAGACATGGAGCAAGGGACAGGATTGCAAGTCGTGTTTTAGAAAAGCAAAATTAAAAATAAATTAGACGAAGGGATTCAAAATGGTCACCAAGTTATATTATAGAGTCGCAACGTTTCGGGAAGCAGGTCTCGAAGCGAAGTGGAGCAAGAGAGCAGGGGCTCCTTACTTAGTAGCAAGAAAAGCGGGAACAAAAACGTGGTTCGTTGTTACGTCAGATATGTTCGAGAGAATGGGAGTTGTCGGAGTCGAGAAAGGCTTCGAAGAATACACGCTTCTTGGAAATGTGCTTTCAGTTAGTGCATTATAATATTTTTATAGAATCAGAGTGGAGGAAAAGGATGTTGCCGATGAATAAGTTGCTTGAAGATGTTGCCGAATTTGTAAAGAACAGGGAGGCGGAAGTGATGGGCACTCCCGTGGGGCACGAAGATGTGCAGAAGCAACGGGACGAGGTTGTTTTGTTTGCGAATGAAATGTCCGATAAGTATGAGGAACATGTGAGTGTCGAACTCGTTGACACTCTGATGGTTTCCTATCAGGACTCACTTGATAAAGAAAATGACGAGAGAAAGGAGAAAGGCACGACAGAAAAAAACCCAGTCAAGGACACGCTTGACAATATTGACGATGGAATTGATTTAGACAGTGAAGGAAATTAGAAAATTTATAATTTAACTTGAAAGGATTTAATTATTATGAAGATTGATACATCTATTCAAAAAATGGAAGAGGCACTGGAAAAGAAAAAGAAGTTGAGAGCCGAGAAGGACAAGGAGCGAGTCACTACGCTTGAAGGCCGGATCAAGCTCAAGACAGAAAAAATCACAAAGCTCCAGGACGATCTCGCAAACCTGACCACCGAGAAAGAAACGGTGGAGGCTCGAATCAAGGAAGCTGGCGGCGCAACGAAGGAAGAGGATTACGTTCCAGGGAAAGAGAGTTCACAGAAGAACGCAGGCGATCAAACTGGAAAGAGTACGACAAAAATCGCTTCGAAAAAGAAGTGAAAGTCGATAGGGATTAATTTATATTTCTAACACAGAGGAAATAAATGAAAAATGCAATTGTGAAGTATATGACGGACGCAGGGGAGATGGAGCTGTCTCCTGAAATAATCAAGAGCTATCTTGTTCCAGCAGATTCAAAGATCACAGATCAGGAGATCGGATTCTTCTTGCAGATGTGCAAGTTTCAAAAACTGAATCCGTTCATGAAAGAAATCTACATTGTAAAATACGGAGCTTATCCTGCGGCCTTTATTGTCGGGAAAGAAACGTTTTTGAGGAGAGCGAAAAAGAATGACACTTACCAGGGGCATTCTGTTGGAATCTCAGACGATGGCAAGGTTGCATTTGCAGAGGTTTCCATCAAAGACTTTAAGAAGCCGATCAAATGTGAAGTTGAATATGATGAATATGTTCAGTTGAAAGATGGGAAGCCGAATAAGATGTGGACGTCCAAGCCGAAAACGATGTTGAAGAAAGTCGCACTCGTTCAGGCTCTCAGAGAAGCATTCCCGCAAGACCTCGGAGGACTGTATGATGCAACCGAAGTTGATCAGGAAGAACAGATCATCGATGTCGAAGCAAATGAAGTCAAAACGGCTCAAAGCAAATCCGAGAAAGAAGCGACAGAAAGTGAGCCGTCAGATTCGCCTGAGAGCGGCGCCAGTGATTCGGGTGATGGTAAGACATCAACAACGCCAGTGAAAGGCGAGAGACTGGAGATTCTTTCGAAGATCAAGGGTGTGACAAAGAAGAAAGGAGGGACGACTGACAAGCCGTGGACAAAGTTCACAATTGAGACTGTTGGCGGGTCGTTCTACACTACATTTGACGAAGTGTACGCAACGGAAGCAAGCAAGATCAAAGGCAAGGACGTTGAAGCTCTGATCATTTACGATGTTGTTGTCAAAGGAGATCAGACGTATTATAATCTGGCTCCCGTCAAAGGCGACAAGCAAGAGGGGTTCACTGTCACTGGATAGAAGGGAAGCGGGTACGTTCTGTGAAAGGTTTAAAACACTCCAGCATGCTAAGTGGATCCAAGTGTTAAAAGTTAAATCTTTACTTTCACGGAACGCCCGATCCCGTCACGGCTTTCATCGTTTTGTTGTAATTTTATTATTTAAGAAAGGGCAAACTATGAAGTTTTTATTTTTACTTTGGATAGTCCTTGCTGTTGGGTTAGGCACTGGATGGGTGAAAAATATTGTTAAGCTTACTAGATGTGATTTTGAAGCACCATACAAAGCCGAAGTTTTGCGAGGCGTAGGGATTATCCCTCCTATTGGGGCTGTTGTCGGCTGGATGACTTTTGACGAAGAAAAGAAAGGATTTTAAGTGTCTAGCGATTTCGTTTTTAATGAGAAAGATCACACATATTTTTTTTGTGGGAAGAGGGTTCCTTCTGTAACTGGGATCATAAAAGAACTAAGCGACTTTTCTGGAATCCCTCCGTGGGTCTTAAATAACAAAGCGGCTCTTGGGACAGAATTTCATCGGATTATAAAACTGCATTTTCTTGATGATCTTTTATATGACACGATTGATCCGAGACTTGTCAAAGCGTTCAACACCTTTCTCCAATGGTCGAAACCGAGACTAGAGGAATTCCGAAAAGCGATCTCAGAGAGAAAGTTGTTTAACGAAAAGATGTGGCTGGCTGGAACTTGCGATCTCGCAACACCCGGAGAATTATTTGATTGGAAACTCCGAAAATATATTCCAGTAACAGATATTTTACAGCTTGATGGATACGACACTCTCCTTGGAGGCGGGAAGCGAAAGCGTTGGACAATGTGCTTTGATATGAAGTCAGGAAGACTCCGTCAGGTGCGCTCAGAACACACTCAGTCCCATTCAATGTTTATGTACATGCTTGACTATCATCACAGTGAAGAGAAAGACGAAGAGAAGCACTTGACCTTATTAGACAGTTGGAGAGGAGAGTTTAATTAAATGCACGAGTAGAAGCGATGAAAGCGCAAAATGAGTACAGGAAATGCCGTGATGAAAACCCTGAATATACATTTGACGACTTTGAAGAACAAGCAATAAATATAGCCGATGCATCCCAATTCTTTAGAGACTTTAGATTTACATAGAATATTTTTAGAAAGAAAACCCAAATGGAATATTGTCAGTATTTTGAAGATGGAAAATGTCGATACTATCAAGCGTTGACAGGCACTGGCGAAGACCCGCCAACAGGAATGGACGATGACAACGGCGATTGTCTCGCCATACAAGAGCAAGAAACATGGGACATGGTAGACGGTGACGATTGCGACATGATAAATTGGAACGAATAATTAATTTTTTTACTTGAAAGGAAAGTAATATGAGCAAAGTGGAATTGACAGACTTTAAGCTCGAAAAATCTCCATGGCCATCAGGCGGATATTATTACTTGAGCAGGGAGGATTCAGATCTTTACGACGAGGCAAAGGACAGCGATGACGAAAAGGACAAACAGATCGTCAAGTTAATTTTGCAAAAAGCGCAGACATGCAGAGGCGCACATGTGAATTCCAACTATTAATTGAAAGGAAAAAGAATCATGGTTCAGAGCAAACACAAAGCTTCAGAAAAAAAGGAAACAACGGAAAAGAAACTCGTGAAAATCAATGACACGACAAACGATTTTCTTGATGGCTTGGGCTCGTTTAAGATCACAGACAAAGAGAGCTTTGACACGGCAGCACTCCACCTGGAGACTATCGGGAAGATGAAAAAAGTGATCACAACTTTCTGGGCGCCGCTGGTCAAGTCTGCATTTGACACCAAAGCGAGTGCGGCAAAGTCACTTCGTTCAGTGCGAGACAAAGAAGAGGAGTGTCTTATTCGATGTGAAAAGGCTGACAAGCATTTCAGGAAGCTTCGCCTCGCTTACAAGACAGTGCAAGACGAAATTGATCGCAAGGCGAGAGAGAAGGCAGCGGAACTGGCAGAGAAGGTGGCGAAAAAAGAATCTGACAAGCTGTTGAAGAAAGCAGAAAAAACAATCGATCCAGTGAAGGAAGAACAATTGATCGAAAAAGCTGACGAGGTGAAAGTCGCTCCAGTGTTTATTCCAAAGACTGTTAAAAAGTCAGAGAGGACAGAGAGCGGAACACTCAACACATTCGTTCCAATCGTTGAGATTGAAGTCCACGACATCAAAAGCATTTGCGGAATGATCTTCAACGGAGAACTACCTGTCAATGTCGTGACAGTGAGTGAACCAAAAATCAAAGCATGGGCGAAGTCGTTTGATAAACCCCCAGGCATGTATGACGGCTTCAATATTAATCACACAGAGAAGGAGAGAATCACCTCAAGGAACACATAGGCATGACATTGGATCGAAACATGAAATGGGACGCACAATATAAATTGATGTGCATGAAGTATTTGAACATGAATCATGTCCAGGCGGAAGCGCACTTTAGATCAGCACCCGACTTTGATCGTGGCTATAGTCCTTTTTGGTATATCACGGAAGAACTTAATTGTCAGTTTGTAGAAAGGAAGCCAAAATGAGAACGGTTGTAATACTTGGAGCGTTGTCGATTTGCGAGAGCATCAATCCCGGACAAAAAATTCCAGGGTTTTACGCTTCTGTTTTAATAGTGGTAGTGATGTTGAGTATGGTCGCGGATATTATTAACTTTATAGAAAGGAAAAAATAAATGTTTAAGCAGAGATATAAAAAGAGGAAACCTTTATCAAGTTGCAGTCACCCGAAGCATGTGTTCCCGAAGAACAAAGGCAAATGCCTCTGCGGGTATTACTACAAAGACAACGGCAGAATATTACGGGAAAAAGGAGCCAGCTTCGTTGCAGGAACGACAGCGGACTTTAACTACAGCGGGAAGCACCCAACAAAAAGATCGCTTAAAAGAAAAATCAAAGCGATGCTGAGGAAGTAATGACAAATAAAAAAGATATATTTCGAAAGGGCCCAGTTAATCCAGTGAAGGCATTATTGCTTCGAATGTCAAAGGAGGACGTCTATGAATATCACTATAACACTGGAAAATATCATCATGATATTAAGATCAAAATGGAACTGCCGAGCGCCGCCGATAGTGCGGTAGGCTTTAGAGGGTATATGGACGGGTATAGCGGGAGAGAGTTCAAGATTCCAACATCGCCTGAGCTGATTATTGATGAACTCCATAAAAACGGAATGAAAACAGTCAATTAGAAAGGACGCCAATGATAAAATTACTAGCAAAACTTTCAAACGCTATAAGGGACAGACGGAGAGCGAAAAAGGAAACAACTAAGATTGAGATCGGAGAATCCTATCATGTCAGACACTCGTACAAAAAGGATTTTTTCATCTTAGTAAAAACGGTAAACGACATATGGGTTGTGGGATTCGTGATGGATGCTGAAACGCTGACGCCTGGCGAAGAAATCATCACCATGCGAGAGCTTTGTCAGTTTACAAAACTTTGCAATCCCGAACAGGGAGAAAAAAAGGAATGAAATTTTTAGAACTATTCGCAGGGATTGGAGGCTTTCGTGTTGGGCTCGAAAACACTGGGCATGAGTGTGTGTGGGCCAGCGAGTGGTTGGAAAAACCTCGGCGAATATACAAGAAACAATTCGGGGACATGCCTTATGAACACGACATCAGGACAGTTACAGATAGGATTCAACTTCCAGAAGCAGATTTCCTCACCGCGGGATTTCCTTGTGCGACTTTCAGCGTTGCTGGAAAGCGGTCCGGATTCGGAATCGAGGACACAAGAGGCACACTCGCTTTTGAAACAGTCAGAATCATTCGGCTTTCGGGAGTGCGATATTTTATTCTTGAAAACGTCAAGGGACTCGTTAACCATGACAATGGAAGAACTTTTGCAACTCTCCTCGGGTGTATCGATGAACTTGGGTTTGACTGTCAATGGGAAGTGTGTAATTCTAAACATCATGGAGTGTCACAGAACAGAGAAAGAATTTTTGTTGTCGGACATCGTAGAGGAGAACCCAGACCGAAAATATTTCCAATCGGAGAACACAATCTCAAAGCTGATCAGGAAAAAGTCGCTGTCAGATCAGCAAAGACTCGAAAAGAGTACGAACGAAAGTTGACGAAATGGAGATCAGAATTTTTCAAACACGATCATCACTCACACAAGAGAAAAGAAATTCCTGAGTTGATTTATCGGAACAATAAAATTCAAGCTCTTGAGCCTGGTATCGATTTGAATGACGATGATCTGAAACATTACATGTTTGACAATCGAACGAGATATGGAAATAGATTTTGCACGTTGAACGATGTCGCTCCCTGCCTGATGGGAGCGCAAGCGGCGAGTGATCTCCCGTATCTTATCGATGGACAGAACGTGCGGAAGTTCACCCCGCTGGAGTGTGAACGAATTCAAGGACTGCCTGACAACTTCACGAAGTATTATGACGATGACACTCTTGTCTCTGACAATGAACGCTATGAGCGAATTGGCAGGACAGTGTCCATTCCGATTATTGAAGCAATGGGAAGACGTTTAGGAACTGAATATTATGAATAAGAAAAAGGAGTTAATAGACACAGGCTCAGGAGAAATTTTTGTTATCGAGAAAGATGAATATAAATTGTTTTCTGGTCCACACGGCAGAAGAATAGTGGCGAGATTAAATAGACACAAGCGGGCCTTCGCAATCGCCTACGCTTCTTTGTGTGTGTCTGTTGGGCTTAACATTTGGTGTTTGTATTTGTATATTTCGAAAGTGCTTAATGGATTATAAAATCGATTTTAATTTTATGCAGACGAATTGCTTTTGGTTCGAACCTCAGAGACTTTGCAAGAGTCCAGACGGGAATGGTGTTTGTATTCCCGAAGCAATTTGCCCGCTACTGAAAGGAAAAGAAATGGACAAAGATAAAGACAATCACGTTCCAGGGACGAAGTGGGAGTTCGATCAAGACGTTGCGAGAGTGTTTGACGATATGTTGCAAAGATCAATTCCTCAATATGATGTCATGAGGGAGACGGTGAAAGACATTGCTCTCAAGTACATGAAAAACAACACGGCGGTCATCGATGTCGGTTGTGCAAGGGGAGACGCCATTGGCTCACTGGCGCACATGTTTCCGAAAGTTGATTTCTTTGGCCTTGATGTGAGTGAGGCAATGCTCGATCAAGCACGAGACAAATTCAAAGACCAGCACAACGTGGCTATCTGTCATCGGGATTTAAAAGAAGGACTCAACATTGGAGGGAAAGCGTCAGTGATCCTGGCAGTTCTGACAGTGCAATTCACTCCGATTGAATATCGTATGCAGATCATCCGAGACATGTTCAATCAGCTTTTTGATGGCGGGTGCTTGATCATTGTCGAGAAGGTACTGGGAGAGAGTGCAGAAATTGACGTTCTCTTTCGGGAGAGGTATTACGCACTGAAAGGAAAGAACGGATATTCAAAAGATGACATCGACAGAAAGAAACTTGCACTGGAAGGCGTACTCGTTCCGATCACAGCGAAGTGGAACGAATCAATGTTGAGATCAGCGGGCTTCACTCAGGTTGATTGCTTCTGGAGATGGATGAACTTTGCGGGATGGGTTGCGATCAAATGAAAAAGCAAATCAAGGACATAATAAACGAACTCAGAATGTTGATTGCGGATTATTTCTTGTTGCTTTCGCTGAAACTATATCCCAAGGGTGCAGAGCGATACAGCTTGTGCGAACACTTGCAGGCCCATTTTGAATCTGTACTGGGAAAAGAAAACACTTTATTTAATTGTCCATCATTCTCCACGTCTGGCCTTGTGTGTTGTTTTTCTTCTCACAATGAAATATATGACAAAACTGCGGAAAGATGTGGAGGTGTGGCCTGTAGAATTAACAAACCATTGAGGAGTTTAGAAAGGAAAAGGAATGAACTCACTTGAAAAAAGACATGCGAACGTCAGAAAGAATAACCCGGACAGATATTTCGAATCCGATCTCAACAAATTCATTCACGAAGAATGTGGAAAGAAAATGATCGTCAATAATATTGACTTGATTATGTTGAGGCTCAGAAAAGATAGGCCCGACACGCTGAGAGTAATTGAAAGCAAGCACACCATGGAGAAGCCTATGGCTGAAAGTCAAAAAAATGTCTTGCGAAAATTGAGACAAGTCTTTATATCTGGGAACATAGAAATCGAAGGCATTGATCTTGAGTTGTATGTTGTCTATGGAGATCAGCCTTATGACAAAATAAAAGTGTATGATTCTATCAATGAAGTCAATTTTACAATCGAAGGAAAAGAGAACGTAATCAATTGGCTTGAAATGAATGACTGAAAGGAGGGCTTTATGTTGAAAATGTTTTTTATTGTTCTCTGTTGGGTTGCTTTTATTATTACCGTTGTCATTCTCTTTTGCTTTATTGAGAAATTGATTGAGGAAAGATGTATTATAATTTTTTAACGTTTAAAGAAGGAAAGTGAAAATTGGGTTTAGACTACGACTATCCATCAAAAGGAAAATCATGTTTGGATGGGCCATTGAAAGTGAAGTATGACGGGAAGCCTTTTGGAGAGATCAGAAAAGTGAAAGACGGATTTCAGTTCTTCGCTAAAGGTGACAAGACAGGAGGCCCTATCTGTAACAATGTTTCCGAAGTGCAAAACAGCCTTGTCGCGTTACAGCCTTCAAAAGAAGATAGAAAGGGCAGTGACGAAAAAGAAACGACAGAGGATCAGTCCGTTTCGATGATCAAGAAAATCAAAAGGGAATTGAAAGCAACTAATTCAAAACTGGAGGCGGCGTTGGTTTTACTGACAGCCTCATTTGATTTGTTTGAGAAGCAAGTCGGCACGACAGAACCCGTGAACATGCTTGAGGAAAATGTCACATGCGGCGAAACAGAAATGGACGGACACTCTGTCCATGCTGACATTGGCAAGTATCTCGAAGATGTGTGAAATGCTTCAAGCGTAAAGCGTGATTAATTTATCACTATTATTGATTTGGCTGTCAGGGTAATTCCTGACAGTCAATTCACTGATGACAATTTTTGGAGAATAGAATGAAAAATTTTAATAATGATACAATGTGTTTTGCCACAGCAAATGGTTATTGGCTGGCTTGGTGTGCGAGACTTGCTTATCGTGCGGAGGAAGGGATCAGGGAAGAGCTTGCGTCAGAGGGCATGAAGCTCTTTGGATTCTTTGACGAAGATAACACACAGGCTTTCATCGCTTTCGATGATGACAAGATGATCATTTCCGTGAGAGGAACTGACGGACTGGCTGACGCAATGACTGACATCAATGTCGATCTCGCTGACGGAGTGGGCGGGAGAGTTCATGACGGGTTCAACACTTCTGCCTCAAGGCTTTGGAAGTTTGTCATGCAAGCAATAAAGAACAGAGGACGTCGATCATTGTGGCTGACTGGTCATTCCCTAGGAGCTGGCATTGCAACAATCCTGACGGCTCGACTCGTTCAGCAGAAAGACGAACCAGTCAACGGGCTTTACACGTTCGGACAACCTAGGACAGGTGATAAAAAGTTCGCTCGAAATTTCAATGAGTCATTTGGGACCAGGACGTTTCGCTTTGTCAACAACAACGACATCGTGACACGAACTCCGTTTCGTTCGATGGGCTATGCACATGTTGGACAGTGTATGTATTTTGATGAACACGGAACGTTCCGAGCAGATCTTGCCTGGTGGGAAAAGCTACTCGACAGAATCAACGGAAGGATTCATGATCTATTCAAACTAGGCACTGACGGAATCAAAGATCATTCAATGGATGATTATCTTGATAGAACTGAGAAGATGATTTGAGAAGTAATATAAATTTACATCACGGTGATTGCATGGAAGCAATGAAGGGTATGAAAGATAATCAATTTGATTTGGCGATTGTTGATCCGCCTTATGGGATTGGCATATCATCTAACCCATTCAGGCAAAAACATAAAAAATCTAATTGGGACGATGCTGTCCCGAAGGAAGAATATTTTCAAGAATTAAAAAGAGTGAGCAAGTCCCAAATTATATGGGGTGGGAATTATTTCAATCTTCCGCCTACACAGGGTTTTATCATATGGGATAAAGTGCAACCAGAGACATTTTCATCGTCCATGTGTGAGTTTGCATGGTGTAGCGAACAGAAACCCGCCAAGATATTCAAGCGCCGTGTGGTTCAAAAAGAATACAGCAAGAAAATACATCCAACACAAAAGCCAATTACATTGTACAAGTGGATTCTAGAGAAATACGCCAAAGATGGCGACAAGATACTTGATACCCATTTAGGCAGCGGCAGCATAGCCATAGCGTGTTGGGATCTCAAATACGATCTTACTGGATATGAATTAGACAAAGAATATTATGACGGCGCCTGTGAACGATTTAATAATCATTGCAAGCAAGGACAATTATTTTAAACTATGGCTAATCAAGGTTATGTACTTGTATATAGATCGATGATGGATAAGGAGGATTATTTCGGTCATAAGTTCAGCACGAAAGAAGCTTGGCTTGATCTAATCTTCTTGGCCAATCATTCAGACATTAGAAGCTCCAAAAGAGGAATCAATTTTGATGTCAAGTATGGCCAGATTGCTTATTCTCAAGAGTCTCTGGCAAAGCGTTGGATGTGGTCGAGAGGCAAAGTAAAACGCTATTTAAAAGAGCTTGAAAACGAACATCAAATTAGACTTGAAATGATACAGGGAATAAACCGTCTAAGTACATTGATCACATTGACTAACTACGAGAGACTCCAGAAGCGTGAACAACAGACCGAACAACAGAACGGACATCAAACGGACATCAAACGGACATCAGACGATACAGTAGTAACTAATGTAACTAATGTAACTAATGAAAACAATAAAGAAAAGAAAGGACGAAAGGGGGTGAAAAAGAAGAAAAAGGAGACAGGAGCTGAACTGATCTATCCTGATTGTGTTGAGCGTGATTTGATCGATAAATATATCGACAACAGAGTGATCATAAAAAAGAAAATGACTCACTACGCAAAAGAATTATTTCTTCTAAAGATTCAGAAGTTCCACGACAAAGGGGAAGACGTAAAAACATTAATTGAAAAAGCGATCATCGGAGGATGGTCTGACATTTACGAATCGAAAGGAGCAAGCAATGGAAAAAACTTTAAAGGACGCAAACAAGAGCCTATTAAAAAAGCGGGAACAAAATCAGGAAGGGAAGAAAAACGTCCTACGGTTATTACAATCGGAGATCGGCGAAGGAAAGATTAAAAGCGCAAGACGGCAGGCGTTAAGATATTTGCATGGAGAGCATAAGGAAGAAATTATTGAGATGTTCAGAAAGGAAGAGATCCCGACATTCCAATGTCAGCATTGCAAGCGAGAAACAGAGCGCAAGTTCCTCCCGTTGTTCTTGATGTATGATTATAATCATAAGGTATGCGATGACTGTAATAAAAAAATCGTCAAAGCGTATGAAGAACAAAAGCTCCAAGACAAAATGAAGGCTCTCGATAAGTTCACGAAAACATTCGGTGCTGTTGTTGATCAGATGATCGGACTCTCTGGAGTGCCTGAGATATTCAGGAAAGCTTCCATGGGTGATCTTGGACATGCTGCAGCACAGGCGCTATCGTTAGAGCAAAGTTATTTTATTAAAGGTGATGTTGGCGTTGGCAAGTCTCATATGGCAGTCGCTCTGATCAGACAATATCTCGAATCATTGAAACCTGAGTATGATGAGCAAAAGAAGAAATATTATTTCGATGACTTTGAATCACTGCTTCCTTGCTTCATTGAAGTGCCTGAACTACTACTAAGAATTAGAGACACGTATCGCAGTCGCACGGGCACATACATCGACAAGGGAATAGAGACGGAGAAAGATATTGTTGATTACTTCACACGGACTCCTTATCTGGTGCTTGATGATCTGGGCAGTGAGAAGGCAAGTGAGTTCTCAACGCTCATGCTATATTTGATCATCAATCGAAGATGCACACAAGGAAAGACTACAGTGATTACGTCCAACTTGAATCTGGAGCAGATAGGCGAGCATCTATCCAGTCGCATAAGCTCACGAATCAATGGCATGTGTGTTCCTATTGATGTTGCTGGTGATGACAAACGATATGAGGACAAGACAGAGCAGGGCAGAGCGAACGCCTACAACACTGAGCATGGATAGACATAGCAAGCACGATTGGCGTGCGCTCACGAGCATCTGAGAGCGTTTATCATATTGAGGCAATCAAATGAATAAGATCTATACATATATAGTCCAGCCTGTATATAAAGGCAACAGTTACTTTGAAGCAAACAGAGCGTTACGGGTGCTTACAGACTGCTCTTTTTCGCCTCTGTATCAAAATCAAAACGGTGTTGTATAATATTCGAAAAATGTACAGTTGTTAAACAGAAAGGAGAAAATCGTTGCAATTATTAACAGATCACATATATCTGGTGGAGCATGAAACGAAAGGGATATTTTACTTGGATGTTAAGGAAACGAATGAAACCTGGACAAAAGGTAGATTGATCAGGAGGAAAGCTGATAAGTTGTATGGATCTTGCTTTGTTTATGAAAACAATTTAATAGTAATCAGGAATAGTTTATGCACGTTTATTTTGACTGAACAAAAACCGTTCTGAGAAAATTGGAAAGGAAAGGAAATCATGAGATTAATTATCACATACGAACTGAATGGAGTTTCGAACGTTACGGAGACGGATG